TCAAGGAGAAGACTGCCTATGAGCTGCTGGTGGGTGTCGAGGCCAATCTTCAGGAGCTCGTCGGCAATGTGAAGACGAACATCGTGGTGAAGTCGATCCTAGTGCCAACTGCCAACATCGTGTCGAACATGTTCCAACTGCTCAACCGGGGTGTGCCGATCCGCTCGATCATCCATGGGTTCCAGGCCAAGACGGCCGAGATCAACACGTATATCAAGCGTCGGGCTCAGGAGATCGACCTCGAGGCTGATCTGCGGACGGCAATGAGCAAAAAAGACGATGCAACCGTCGGACGCATTACGAACCAGCTCCAGTCGATCCGTGATAGCTACAAGCGCATGTCGATTTGGCCACTCATCGAGGCCGGCGAGTTCTCGGCGATCTCAGACGGCCAGGTAACGGGTGAGGATCTGGCGATCGCCGATGGCAAGTGGTTGGGCTTCATCGAAGACAAGGTGAATCGGCTCAAGGAACCTTTCCGGACCCCGGCTCGCTATGCCCTGATCACTCGGGACACGGCCCTGTTCAAAGGCCTCGCGCGTGCGGTCCAGTACGGTGATTTCGTCGCCAAGGCGGTGCTCTACGAGGACCTTACCAAGCGCAAGAAGGTGAAAACCAAAGACGCGATCGCCACCGTCAACGAGGCGTTCATCAACTACAACCGACTGGCCGGCCGCTCACGCCAGTATCTCGAAAGCGTGGGCCTGCTGTGGTTCTACAACTACAAGCTGCGCATCATGAAAGAGGCGGTCTATATGCTTCGACACAACCCGCTGCGCTCCTTGCTGATGCTGGCGGCGCCGAAGCTCCCGGTCCTTGGGGACATTGGTACGCCACTGGTCGACAACTTCGTGGCGCTGTTCAACGACGGGAAGCTTGGCTACTCGGTCGGCCCGGGAATGGGCCTCAGTAGCTGGCAGCTCAATCCCTGGATCAACCTAACGAGATAAAAGAAAAAAGCTGGAGGAAAAATCCTCCAGCTCCTACCGTCGATGCTGGACGTTACGACGGGCTTGCTGATTTTCCTTTATAATCACGTATGATATTCCCGTGATTATCAAAAACATTATCAAGGGAACTGCCGCCCACACAAGTGCGAATAACCCCCCGGTGATGAGCCCCGATATGAGCAGGGCTTTGACGAAAGCTCCCATGTAAGCCGGCCTAGTTGGCCGGCTTCACTAGGTTGGCGAACAGGGATTTCGCCTTCACCTCGGGGCTGGGTTCCGCGGGTACGGGCATGTACGCCGCTGACGTGGCAGGATCAGGGAAGATCTTCACAGTTATCAGCGCCGGCTTGGCAGGATCAGGGAAGATCTTCGCAGTTATCATCGCCGGCTTGGCCTCGGTCTCAACCTTGGGTGCATCCGGCTTGGGTTCATTCGTAGCGACGGTGGCTGGGAGCTCGACCTGACGGGTCTCACCCGTTGTCTTACCATCCGTATCCCTAACAGCTTCTTGCTCGTCGGGAACGGTGAAAGTCTGCCGGGTTTCAGCCTGGGTACCCTTGCCACCGCGGCGCTTGGGCTCGGCCGCCGGCTTGGTGTTCTCCGTGAACGGAGGATCGAAGGGAATATCCGAACCGCCAAAGATCGTGATCTCGCCCTCGAGCTCTTTGTCGGCATTGTCGCCAATGTCGATGTCGAACTTGACGTTATTGGGGATCTCAGTTTTGGACAGCAGGTACGCTATCAGCGCGTCCTCGATCTCTTTCTGGTTCAGGATGATCCGGGTCGTAGTCATGACCTGGGTGGAGATCTGCATGGGTTATACCTCTCTGAAGAGTCGCATTAGGTTTTGAAACATGGGCGTCCGCACGCCCGAATGGATGGCACCGATACTATCGGCCATGTGCTCTGCTTTATCAGGGATTTTCCCGGCGTGCCACGGCCAATTCGCATCAGGGTAAAGCTCGTACCCCCTATCGATCATTTTCCGCTTGGTGGCATTCTTGTCGCCGGTGAAGACGAGTTTACTCTCGGTAGCAGTAACTTCAATAAGTGGCACCCCGAGCGCACGAACGGCTCCCAGGATACCAACACAGATGCCGTAGCTGGCCATCGCCCGGGCAGATTGAGATCCAACCGGCACCTCGACGAAGACTGCCTTGGCCTTCCTGGCGGCCTCGATTACCCGGATGGCCAGTTGTTCAGATCGGTGAAGGTCGTTGGAATTGACCCGGACCTGCTTTCCCTTCAACTCATCAGGTTGAACCAATGAGAGAAAGGGCGTCTGCAGGATGCCCGTCTTGAGGCAAAAGGAGGCCTCGGCAAGTCCCCAGTTAGTGAGACTTGGATCCATGCCGAGGATTTGGATCAGCATTACGTGATATCTTAGATGCTAATGTTTAGGCGCCGAACAGTGACGTCGTCTTGGCAGCACCCTCACCGGACTTCGGCGGGGCACCCGGGCGACCCGTCCGACCGCTCTGGGCGCTCGCCTGGCCGTCCTTGATCGAACGACGATCCTGCGTCTGGCCGGTATTACGCTCTACCCAGGCATCGTAGAACCCAGCCTTCTGGATGCCCTTACGGGCCTCGACGACGGTCAGGTTTGACGGGAAGTGGAAGATCTTGTCGGTGACATTTTCTTCGCGGGTCTCGGCCGTGTCCTCGTAATTGCCGGTCGAGGTGTTCTTCACCTGCTTGTTCTTGAGGTGCTTCTGGATGCCAAAGATGACATTCTTGCCGAGGAGCTCGACGAGCATCGGAACAGAAGTCGGGACTTCCTTCTTTTGCTCGTAGTCGTAGAGATTAACGACCTTGTCCTCGCCCGGCTGCTGGGCCAACGACTTGTTGGTGGTGACGACGCAAAGATCGTCGATGATGGTGAAGCCCGGGAGCGGGTTCTTTTTGCCTTCCTTGGTGTAGAAGTTCTCACCGGCCTTGTTCGTGACCCAGAAGGTTTCACGGTACTCGCCGTTTTCGTGGGCGAGGATGACAGTGACGCTCTGCGCGTTTGAGGCGGATGCCTTGCCGGCGTAGGCGATCTTGATCTTGCCCCTGACAGGGCCGGATTCGAGGACACGGAAGCCGCCAATGCGATCCTGGGATTCTTCGAGGCCGTCGGTAGTCAGGTTGCCAAAAACATTGGTCATTCATATTTTCCTTGTTGTCTGAAAGTGGTGGGCTAGTCGGGGGTAGGATCCTGAGATCAGGTATAGAACTTACGCAGGTGATCCAGGAGAAGTTGAGCGTCGTTGTCCATGTAGGTTTGTGCTCTGGTGAACATCCCCATGGGTGAACGGATGCGCTCACCAACGGTCGTTTTGGTGGGCCGGGTCTGGAAGACGTGCTTGTAACCAAGCTCACGATCCTCGTCGGTGATCTTGAGAAGATCCGACCCGTACTTCTCGAGCTCCATAATCCCGATCTTCTTGGTCGAGATCACAGTCGAGAAATAGGCTTCAATGCCGTTGTTCTTGAGCGAGCCCTTGACGGGGACCGAAGTCCTCATCTCCATGGCCCCTTCATTGAGTTCGGACTTGGTGTGCCCCATGATGATCACGGGCTTGCCAAATTTGACGACCTTGTCCTGCATCATGTTCTTGAAGAACTGGGCGTAGTCACCCCAGGCCTTCTGCGTGTTGGCGTTGCCAATGATGAACAAGCTCTCGAACATGTCCATGAGGAACGTGATCGTATCAAGGGCGATGCCATCCCAGTTGGTTGGGTTGGTCATTGCGTGGTCGAAGCCCTCGTAGACCTGGTAGGGATCGGTGACCTTGAAGGTTTTGAACCCGTTCTGCATCGGCAGACGCTTGCCGGCCTCGCAGTTGAGGTACATCCACCTCTCCTGGTTTCGGACGTTCCGCAGGCTGGCAGATTTGCCAGTGCCGGACTCGCCAGAGATAAGTACCAGTTGCTCGTTGATCGCGTCCATTCATTATCCTTTATTATTTTGTTGGATTATCAGAGATAACCCCACACCAGAAAAGGTTTCCTGATTGCTCAGGCGCCCTTCTGGTATCGCTTGGCGACGGTGATCAAGATGGTGGAATCCACCTCCTGCTCGGCCATCGGATCCGAGAGTTTCTTGTTGAAGGCGTGAACCTGGCTCTGTACCTCAGGCAGGTCCCAGCCAGCGTCGACCAGACATAACGCGTACTTGATCATATGGTTGTTCCGGTTGCCAGAGACGATGCGCCCAGCAAACCAGCGTTCCAGATTATCGAGCGAGGCCAGCTGCTGATTTTGCTTCTGGGCCTGCTCGAAGCGGCTGGTCTTGGGGATGAACGGAAGGATGTCGAGCACCCCTGCATCATCGTTGTAGTAGACCTGGCCGGGGAAGGTTTCGGACTTCTTTTCCCGCTTCTCGTAGGACTCGTCGGTCTGGAACGGAAGCCAGGCGAACACCCCACGCATTAGCTCCTTGTACTCGTCACTGTCGAGCTTCAGAGTGTAGTTGATTGGCAGGATCATCCTGTACCGATCGCCATGACCTTCGGTCTGATGCCGTTTGGTCGTGTAGGTCAGGAACTTGTAGTCCCGCATAAGCTCGTGAGCCGTGGCGAGGGGGGTGCCCTTGTCGATGTCGAGAACCAGGAGGTTGAACCCCGGCAGGATGTTTTCTTCGGTGCGGTGGCCTTCTTTGTAGTGATGGTTCGACCAGTGCATGTCCGGATGTTCCATCAGGATGTGCAACTCGTTGAACGGCGCCGTATCGCACTGGTAGTTATAGGCCCAGTGGCTCGAGTAGCTGACCACCAGTTTGGCAAGATTGGTCTCCTGCAGCGTCTCGCCCTTAAAGA